CGCTATCCAGCTGCCTGACGGCACCCTTCGCAAGCATCCACGCAGCATAGCCTTCGCCAATATGGACGATACCGAGTTTCAGCAGCTCTACAGGTCTGCACTCGACGTTTTGTGGCGCTGGATTCTGTCCAAATCATTCAAGAGCCGTAGCGAGGCTGATAACGCCGCCGCGCAGCTGATGAGCTTCGGGGGATAACCAGATGGCGAAATCCTGGTTCCACTACACCGAATGCACAACCGAACAGGCCGATGAACTTCAGCGGCAGTACCAACGCCGCGGGGTAGCTGTAACGCGCAGCCTCAATCGCGATTACCTTACCTGGACCGTCAGCGTAGAGCGGCAGGAAGTTAAGTACCTTGAGCCAACGCCGCGGACCTTCCGCCAAGAGGTCTGGGGGTGATCATGGCTAAAAAACCCCGCCGTAAGTGCGCAAACCAGATCTGCCGCGAGTGGTTCCACCCGGCTCGCGACGGCCAGGTTGTATGCAGCTACGAATGCGCTACTGCCGTCGGAAAAGAACAGACCAAAAAAGCCCGTGAGGCGTCTCAACGTAAAGAGTTGGCCCAAAAGCGTGCCATCGAGAAAAAAGAAAACGCTGCCTGGCGCAAGAGGAAAGCCGCGGTAAAACCTCTTAAGCACTGGGTGGATCTGACGCAGCGCGCCGTTAACGACATTTGCAGGGAAACCGAACTGGCAGAAGGTAAGGGGTGCATATCATGCGGAACTAAAACAGCATTTGCCTGGCATGCTGGACATTACCGGACAACTGCTGCAGCCGGGCACTTACGTTTTACTCGTATCAACATCCATCTTCAGTGTGACGTTTGCAACGTCTACAAATCTGGGAACATTGAAGCCTATCGCGCCGCTCTTGTGGAACGCTATGGAGAAGAGCTTGTTCTGGCACTGGAGAGCAACAACACCCCGCATCGCTGGACGGTTGAAGAGCTTGAAGAAATCAGGCTCACCGCCCTGGCAGACTTACGCACGCTGAAAAAACAGGTAGCAGCATGAAACCAGAACTCATCGAATCGCTTCGCATGCGCTGGCTGCGCCTCAGCCTTTATCGCCGCCCGGGAACGGTGCTGGTGGACTATCGCATCCTTCGTAATTTTATCCGCATTTACCAGATGGCAGGAGCCGCAGCATGAACCTCGAAAACACCGTGAAATACCACTTCGCAAAGTCCACGATGATCAGCGACTCCCCGCGCGCCACCGCATCAGATTCCCTGACCGGTACGGATATCATGGCAGCCATGGGCATGACGCAGGAACGGGCGGCTATGGGGTACAGCGCTTTCCTCGGGAAGATGGGGATCAGCCATAACGACCGGGAGAGGGCGATCGCGCTGCTGGCCGAATACGCGCTGACAAAATGCGATAAAGTTGCTGCGCTGCGCAAGCTGAGCGACGGGGTTAAGCCGCTGGTAATGCACCAGCTGGCCACGTTCGCATTTGAGGACTATTCCCGCAGCGCTGCCAGCGTGAAACAGTGCGATTGCTGCGCGGGGCAGGGGTTTATCGAGGCTGACGTGTTCACCAATAAATACCGTAAGCCAGAAGGCAAGATGACCGTGGCCGGAATGGTGAAAGTCAAAGAGACCGTAAAAGTGCTCTGCAAAAAGTGCAACGGCGCAGGGCGGGTCAGCGCAGCCTGTAGTGACTGCCGGGGACGCGGCAAAGCCGTAAACCAGAAGGAAACGAAGAAACAAGGTGTGCCGGTATTCAGCACATGTAAGCGCTGCAGCGGGCGCGGGTATGAGCGGATCCCATCAACGGAAGCATATGCAGCTGTTTGCCAGATTACGGATGCGATCACCGCCGCCACCTGGGAGAAGTCAGTTAAGCCATTCTACGACCAGCTGATCTCGAAATTCGACATCGAGGAGGCGTGGGCAGAAACGCAGCTCAAACATATAACGCGATAGCACTCACGAAAATAGCTTACGTTTCAACGTGGACTATTTACTTTTCCGGAAACTGTGTTAATTTCATCCCAACGATGGGTTACTGCCTTCGTTTCAAGCCCTGCGGTTAACACCGTGGGGCTTTTGCTTTATAGCGATTTAAGAATTTCTAAATCCACCATTCCCCAGCCCCTTTATAATTTCCTCTCACTCTAAAGGAGGGGATATGGAAGAAGGTTTTTACTGGATACAGCACAACGGCAGAGTTCAGGTTGCCTACTACACCAAAGACAAAACCGAAGACCTCGAAACGGGCCGAACCATAACGGGTGTATGGCATCTCACACAGGATGATGACATCTGTGATAACGGTGAAGCAGAAGTAATCAGTGGGCCGTTGCCACAACCAGTGTGAGCACTGATAGCTAATTAGCAGCCAAACATCATCTATATCATCGCGCGCCACTGGCCTCGTCGCCAATGGACGGCGGTAAGTTGGAATTATCCGCGAGGTCAGTCCAACCAATCTAAGCCTCGGCATCCAGCCGGGGCTTTTCTGTTTCAGGCTCCCGGATACCCCCATCACTCGTTTTGTCGTTAATTCATCCGGCGAGCCTGAGTCTTTCACAATGGAAACACCTATGTCCGAACCACTATCCGGCAGCGCCACGGCGCATGCAGCGGTTACGACTGCCACGTTTGCCGGGTTTTGGGCGAACACTGAGGCTGGCGTAATACTCGGGGCGCTGGCCGGAGCGCTCATTTACGTTCTTACATCCCACAATCTCAGCGCGATAGAGCGGGTGCTGTTTGGCGTGGTGTCATTCATCTCAGGTATCCTGGGTGCGCCGACGGCAACACGATTTATCAACAGCATTGTCGGGCAATACATCCCCGGCACCGAGGGTTCCGGCATCCCTGAATCACTGGGTGCCATGATTGCCGCTGCATCGATGATCACCATCGTCCTCGCCATCAAAAAGCGTGCTGAGAAAAAGGCGGCAGAGGAGGGGCAATGACTCCATTCATTATGCTGCAGCTGCACGCTGTTGTTGCTCTGGTCACCGGGATCCTGATTGCTGGCTATAACCGGGGCCAGAGCCGTCACAAATGGTATTACTCAACGCTGGCTTACTTTCTGGCTCTGGCGTTCCTCTCTATCCCGATCCGTATCTGGGTGGGCAGTTACCCCGTCATCGACCGTTCAGAGCTGGTGGTCAACATCGGCTTTATGGTGGTGATGATCATCTCCCGCGGGAATATCACCGGCAAAAGGAGTCAGGCGTGACCAAAGACGTCATCTTTAATGCCATCCTCGGTAAAGAGGGCGGCTAAGTGGATCATCCGAATGATAAAGGGGGACCGACGAACTGGGGCATCACTCAAGCTACGGCGCGCGCCCACGGCTATACCGGTGACATGCGTAACCTGTCTCGCGAGCAGGCTCTGGAAATCCTCGAGGCTGATTACTGGTATGGTCCACGCTTCGATCAGGTGGCCAGTGTCTCCCCGGCTATTGCTGCCGAACTCTGCGATACCGGGGTGAACATGGGGCCATCGGTACAGGTTAAGTGGTTCCAGCGCTGGCTGAACGTATTCAACAACCAGCAGCAGCTCTATCCAGACCTGATCGCCGACGGCCAGATTGGCCCTCGCAGCATCAGCGCGCTGAAGTCCTTCCTGGCGAAACGCGGAAGCGAAGGGGAAACCGTATTGCTCCGTGCACTGAACTGTAGCCAGGGTCAGCGATACCTCGAGCTGGCAGAGCAGCGCCCGGCAAACGAGTCATTCGTGTATGGCTGGGTAAGAGAGCGAGTAAGCCTATGACGAAGCTGAAAGCCCTTCTGGTCGCAATTGGATTCGCCGTATTGATGGTGCTGGGCGCTTTTGGCCTGGGCAGCATGCGAGGCAGGGAGAAGGCAGAAGCCAAAGCGGACAAGCAGCGTACCGACGAGAACGCTGCCGCCACCAAAGCAGCTGCAGAACGAAGTGTTGAAGTAACGAAAGAGGCCAGCAATGTACAGCAGACTGTTAACCATATGCCTGATGACGATGTTGATCGCGAGCTGCATGACTCGTGGAAGCGCCCCGGTGGTGGTTGATACTGCGTGTGACTGGGTAAAGCCAATCTACCTGACTGATCACGACATCGATATGCTGGACCGGCAGACGAAGAAAGACATCCTGACGCACAACAAAGCGTGGCAGGCGAACTGCCAGAATCGATAGAAAATAAGAAGCAAATCTCTTTATGGCCGCTTTCATCGCGATAAGATTAAGCCTCTATTTTAAAAGGAGATTGTATGCTTCAAGGTTATTACAAGTCAACAGATAATCGCGTATCTGACGAGGACCATAAACGTATCGTCGCTATGAATGCCGCCTTAGAGATTGCAAAGGCTTCAGCTGCTGCGTCAAATTCTTACGTCGGCTTAAGCAAGGTTGAGTACGATTTAAAGAATGCCTCTGCAGAAGTCGCGAACCTAGCAAAAGCCATCCGAGTTTTTATGGATGCATAAATTTAGGGGTGGTAACGCCTTCTAAACTACGCCGCCTTCGGGCGGTTTTTTATTGCCATTATGGTGTGTCTCTTCTGGAGTGCTCGATAATGTCTATCCCCTCTGGCGGATAAATCGTAAATACCCCCTACAGGGGGTAAAGCATTACAGCAGGCATTCACTGAGTGCCTGTGATAATGCTTTTAGATACAATCACCTCAATGAATTGGAGAGGTGATAATGGACGCTAATTATATTGCGTATGAGGCGCTGATCGCCAGTAGAGAGGCCGCTGATTGGGCTTTCTGGTCAGCATTGGGAACATGGTTTTCTGGAATCATTACGTTAGTAGCTGCCTTTGTAGCTTTTCGAGCGTTGCAGACATGGAAGCAACAAGAGAGGCACAATGAAAAAAAAGCCTTAAAGGCAGCCCTGATCAATTATCGAAATTTACTTGTAATGATGCCAGAAACCTTGGAACCATCAGAACCAGACTGCCGTCAGCCAGCCTTGCTCCTTCAAGACTCAATGAATCAAATTTATCTCCATGTAACATTAATGGAGGTTACGTTTGATACGAACGAAATTGGGCGGCAATTTCACGCCCTATACAACAGGCATGGCGAATATATGCAAGGGCAAGCGCACCGAGAACAGATAGCTGAATTGCTTATCCCGTTTATTTCTAAGCCATTCATTTCTGGTGCGTACAAAAGTAAGCCTGAATAATTATTTAGGCTGCTAATTTAAAATCGGGCCACTAGCATACGCTGGTGGCTTTTTTTATTGGAGTAATCATGGCGCTGGATCCCCAAGACAAAGCCCGATATCTGATGTTCAAAGGCGCTTTAAGCGAATTGCCGGAAGAAACCCGCGCGAAGATTGAAGAGACCTCCGAACGCATCCTGGCAATCATGTTTGAGGACATTGAAACAGGTGGCCCCGCGGTATCGCTGGCCATGTTCAAGGCACTCGAAAAGGAATAACTATTTATGGCAAAACCGGACTGGGGCGTGCTTCAGCAACGGTTCCTGTCCGACCATGCCGTAACCGGCGTATCACCGAAGGAGTGGTGTGAAGCGCAGGGACTGAATTATGCAACCGCACGCCGACACATCAAAAAGCCTACTGCGCAAACTGCGCAAAAACCTGCGCAGAAGAAAGTGCGCACTGCGCAAAATGAAAAGTGCGCAGATGAGCTGGTGGACATAAAGCTAAGCGCTAAGGTAAAGCGCTTTATTGCTGAATACCTTAAAGACAATAACGCCACCGCTGCCGCTGCACGTGCTGGTTATAGCGACCCGAACTACGGGCGTCAGCTCATAACGAATCCTAACGTTGCGCAGGCCATTGCGCAGCAGCAGAAAGCTTCCATAGAGCGCACGCTTGGTAGTGCCGATGAAGTTCTCTCCCAGATGTGGCAACTCGCCACCTTCGATGCAAACCAGCTTTCACAGTATCGTCGCGGTGCC